AATAAGTCTAAAACGCCATTTTTTAGCGATTCATATTGGCACAAACCATGCAGAATAGGCCGCATCAAAATATCTTCTTTACTAGCCATCGAAAGCATTTCAACAGCCTTGCCGCTGGCTACTTTGGCAGGGCTGTAGTTAAAAAATCCCCTAGGTTATCCTGAATAACTTTTGCAGTGACCTCAAGTAAATCTTTCATGGTAAGATTCTGATACATCAAAGCGCCGTTGACCATTATTTTCGTTATCTGCCCATTGACTTCTGTTGTGACTAAGCTAATGCACTTGTTGATAATAAACTCCGAGCTTTCATCGCTTATCATGCCAAGCCCGACCACTAGCAATAGCTGAAAGTCTTTATCAACATTATCTTTCGCAACCATCGCCTGTAAAAGTGGCAGAGCCGGTGACAGCTTGCGCGCAACAGCCAGTTGATCAAAAGCGTTGAGCTTTCCAGTTATTTGAAATTGCGGATTCATTAATTAGCGCCCAGCGTTGCATCGAATATGCCAACGTCAAAAGTCCATTCATTCATGCCTGGGTCTTTCGCCCAAGTTAGTGGAACGCCCCTTTTAAATGCTACTTTTTGCGCGGTTGCTACATCCTGTCTATTGGTATCAACTAGTGTCATGGTATTTTGGCCGTGGTTAGCTGCGCTACTTGTTTGAAAATTATACAAGTTAGACAGCTGTTGATTTATTGGTGAAGTTTTCAACAACCTAACCGTAGCAGTACGCGACTTGTTAGCATGTAATGAATGCATAACACCACCATCAGCAGCAATGGTCATGGCGTTGATATCTTCATTCGATTCAAAGGTTAGTCCCTCATCAGCCACCATCGCTCCAGCGCCTAGCTGTATATTCCCGCCAGGCCCAACAAGAGCGCATTGTATGCTTAAAAAACTATATGCATTTGCCATTTTAGTGCCTTATCTGTTGATGTTTATTTGAATATTGGCATAGCGGATAGCGCCAGCCATTTTCGCAGCTATTTGGAAAATAACGGACTGCCTTGCTGATCGGCTGGCTGAAGATTGCGTGGCAATTGGAGGCGCATAAACATAAAAACCTTTTGGCAAGAAGTCGCCTTGATTCAATTCGCCAAAGCCTCCCGTTGTCCATGTTCCCGGTGCAAGCAAGCCATTCGTTACAGCTTGGCTTAATACAGATTCTATCGTTGTTAGAATCATATGATTGCCAGCATCTGTCTGTGGAATTTTTGTTTGGCTTAAATAAAGCAAATTATATACAGCAGTTTGTATATCCAATGCCAGCCAATCAGTACCCGTTATAATATCAAAGGGACTGCCGCTTACATTATTGCCAGGCTCAAAAATCGCCGTGTCGTTATTATACCCTATAAATACATTAAAGTTTTTATTTTCTAAGGCTGTAATTTGTGAGGCATTTAGTGCTTCTGCGACAATTCCAGGTTCTTGCTTATACATCAAATCAATTACTGTATTGTTGCCACTATAATCGATAGTTAATGCCTTGGCCGCTGCGCTTACCACGGCATATGGGTTGCTGCTTGAATATTGACCAAGCGTTTTTTCTAAGCCAGTAACAGAAAGGATGGCGGCAATATCGGTCTGGTTAGTAGCTACTAAAGCGCCAGATTCCAACGTAGATACAAAATAGGTGTGTTTGTTGGTTGTCGCATCTATGAAATTGCCAACAGCAACGTGATCTTTATCAGAGGCGTCAGGAATGAATAAACCGTACCAACTTTGACCATAGTTATTATCAAATAGGTTTGCAGCAGCCTTGGCTGTTTCAGCAGCTTGACCTTGTGATATATAAACGCCTGAAGTTGTTGATGAAGACATTCCAGAAAGAACAGAAATGTCATAAGTTACCGAAGCACCGCCCGTTAGCACCGCGCCTGATTTTGTTATGCGAACTCCAGCTGTTGATTCAGCAAGGGTGTAGGCATTTCCTGCTGCGCCAGTTGCCATTGATTCAGTATACAGGTAGTTTCCGTTTGTATAGTAATCGAATAATAGTGTATTCGCATCTGCGCTTGCTTTTAAAGCGGTAACAGCATTGGTTAGAGTTGTTGCGATACTAGCGCCAATTAAAATTTGATTACCTGCTGTAATAGCACTAACGAATGTCCATACGGTGCCGTTTAGTGTAATGGTATCTGCTGCGAGAGGCAAAGTTGTAACGTTGAAGAATCCAGAAGCTGCTGGCAAGTCCAGATATTGTAGCGTTGAATTAACGCCAGTTGTTCCAGAGTTTACTTCAAAACGGTTGTAAACGCTATTCCAAACGCAAGTAATTCCTGTTGGATTAGAATAACCAGCCGTTGTTGCCGCAGCTTGTAAGGCTGTCTGAATAACAGATGCAACGCCAGTGATAGCAGTTGCTCCACTGAATGGTGTTCCTGTTAGTGATATAGATAAAGGAACATTATCTATTACAGTTTCAAAAGCAGCAGCAGTTAACGAAGTCCAGGAAGCCAGAACGCCGCCGCTTCCAGCATTGGCTGTTGAAAGTGTTGCGCCTTTAAGAGTAGCGCCAAAAGCAGCGTTTGCCCAGCGCCCAATCATCAACTGCGTTGGTTGTGGATTTTGTTCAAACCACAATACAGCGCACAAATACTCTTCTGAAGTAGTACCAAAATCAGCAGAAACAGCAGTATCAGATGAGTATAATCTGAATCGCTGCGTGGTATCAATTATATTCGATGTGCCAAGAATCAACAGGTTGCTAATATTCTGCATCTGCGCGGCGTTTGGAGCATAGTTTACACCAACATTAACAAGTCTGTTAATTGATAATTGGCTATTATTCATATTGAATCCTAATTGTTAAATGTTTCTGTAAAAATGCCATTGTTTATCGTTCCGCTAGCCGTCAATATATTCTCAACAGCATAATCAATAACAATTGATCTGTTAAGCCATATCGGCAAATCAACTCTATAATACCACTGCTCTTTGATTAATTCTGGTGCAACAATTGGTTCGCCGCACTCCACTAACCCAATATTATTTAACGTCAGAAGCTCAAGGTTTTGAGCAATGTACATTCCATTTGCCAGCATCTCAGTTGTTTGGTCTGCATTTGGCCCATATATTGAGGCCATTATTTTCAAAGACTGTTGGCGAATTAATTCATCATAGCCATTTGGAAAGCCGCCTGATGAAGCATGGTGAATAACAGCAGGCATTCCAAAATACTTCTTTTCTGTTACTCCAAAAGCCATCCAATCAATAGCAATATCGGGAATGTTTGGTGGCTCCGGTTGCCATCTTGGTCTAACATACTGTGCTTGTAATCCACTTATACCTACAAACCAATCGTGAAAAAAGTTTTGAAGAGCAGCATCTGATAATACAGCTGGATTGCCAACACCAACTAAATAACCACCAGTTGCTGATGTATTCGGCACTAGATTACCACTGTCTTAAAGTATAACCATCGCCAGCAGTGCCGATTATGTTTATGGCTCCTGTGCTTACTGGATAATTAAAAGGTGCTGAAATGCTTGCATTTGGCACCAATAAAATTGAGCCTTGCGTTTCAGTTGCAACAGCCAATTCGTTAATCCACATATTATGCGCACCAAGATTTTGTATAAAAAAACCAGAGCGCGTTGTATTTGCTACAGCAGCAATTTGCGAAACATTGGTAGCAGCTATTGAGCCGCTATAATCAGCAACAGCCTCTTGACCTTGAGCTATTATTGTTTGCGCAATGCCTAAACCATCAGTGACTTTTAATAGCATTATAAATAACCTGCTGCATAACTATTAGTTGAAATATTAAAAGCAATTTGGCCATTGATAATTAAATCAAGAGCAGTATCGTTTTTGTCCATGGATTCTGCAATCACTTCATAAAATCCATTACCGTACTGGGGAAATGGGCTAAAATTAGTGACCACATAGTTATTTCCGCGCCAAACAATAATATCTGGCATGTAGCCTTCTGATTGGCCGCGCAATCTAAATTGCGTAATGACTGATATAGCTCTACTGAAAATATCATAATCATCTTCACGGTTAAGGTCGCTAGGGTCAGCAATATTAACAACACCAAGTATACTGTTAAAGACTATAGTGCCTGCCGTGGTTAGCCTGCCTTCGTTGTCAGCATTTGCTGGCCTGCGAATCACATTGAATTTA